AAAGGAGATGCAGCGTCTGGAACAGGCGTTTACGCTTTAGACGATGAAGCATTAGGCATTGATGTTGGTCTTGTTCCTGGTATCTATAACCAAGATGTTCAGAACGCACTAATCACAATAGCAGAAGACACACAAAACTTCTTAGCTCTTGTCTCTCCTCCAGAGGGTATAGGAACTGCTCAAGACGCTATTGATTGGTCTAACGGTAGGTCTTACAATGCTGGCTATGTAAGAACTGCGCCTATTAACAGTAGCTACGCAGCAATTTACTACCCACATGTTCAGGTGTATAACACCTATGATGGGAAGAATAGATTCTATGATCCTGCTATCTATGCCGCAAGACAGATCTGCCATACAGACACTGTTTCTGATCCTTGGATTGCTCCCGCAGGGTTTGTAAGAGGTAAACTAACTAAGCCTACGGGTGTAGAATACGCCCTATCTCAAGGTGAGAGAGACGCTATGTACAGTGGCGGGAATGTGGTTAACCCAGTAGTAAACTTCGCGCAACAAGGTATTACTATCTTCGGACAGCGAACAGCTTTAAGAAGCAGTAAGGCAACCAATAGAATTAACACTCGTAGAATGCTTATTGCGATCCGCAAAGCTATTCTTGCAGCAACAAGACAGTTTGCTTTCGAGCCAAACGATGTCTTTACTTGGAATAAAGTAAAGAGCACTGTTGAACCTTACCTTTCAAGTGTTCAGAGAAGAAGAGGTATTACCGAGTTTAGGGTTGTCTGTGATGATACTGTCAACACTCCCTCTAGAGTGGAAAGAGGAGAACTTTGGTGCAAAGTACTCATTAAACCCACCAAGACCGCTGAGATCTTGGTATTCGAGGTTAACCTTACTACACAATCAGCACAATTAGGGACTCTCTAATTAGGAGAAAATAAATATGGCAAGTTTTTACGGAACTCAATTTAATCGTGATGGATTAGGTAATGGAAACCTTCCTAACATCTCAACTGAACTAGATTCAGTAAGGTCTTATCAATGGGAGGTTCAAATTGCAGCGGACCAAAACTATACTTTAGCTGCTAAGAAAGTAACCTCTGTCACAATGACCTCAGAAGACATTGTGGTGGATCGTGTTAACGACAAGGTTTACTTTCCTGGAAAAGTAACACCAGAAGCTATCACAGTTACATTTGATAACACCTTAGCAGGTGGAATGGATAAGAGTCTTTTTGAATTATTTACAAAAACATATGATCCAACAACAGGAACACTGGGCAACGCAGAGGATATTAAGTTCGATATGCAGATTCTTCTCCTTAATAACTCGGTAGATGTTCATTCAACCATTGATGTTTTTGGTGCTTATGTGCAAAAATATTCTCTTTCGGAACTTCAATACAGCGAAAACTCATTCAACACTATTGATGTAACCTTCCGCTTTGATTATATTAACCTTTCCTAAGACTGAGATTTAATGAAAATAGCAACCCAGTCTATCTTTAGACTGGGTTGTATCATATGAAGCCTATAATATAGCATGAATTACTACCAAGAACTCTTAGAAAGTTACTCGCTAATGAAGCAAAGAAAATTGCGTCTTTTTGTAGAGGAAATTTCTCCTGAGGATAAGATTCAGGCAGTTAGGGATGCTGTAGGTGGTAGTATTAACGGGATTCAAATTATGGATAGCCCCGATACTCCTGGAGTTATTCTTGCACAGGACTCTACAGGACAACGAGGGCACTTAATTAACTCAGATGGGACGATGAACAATCGTTCAAAGTTCTGGCAGATTTTGTTTCCTGAGGAAGAGGAAGCCGCAAGAGAGTCTGATAAAAAATCAGAAGCTAAAGAAAAACTAGAAGCAGAAAAAGAGGCCCTTAGGTTAGAACAAGAAAGACAAGCAGCCGAAGCACAATTCCAAAAAGATGAACCTATTTTAACCAGCCTAGGCTTTGGCATGGAAGATATGCTTCCTGATATTTTTAACAAGATTAAAAAAAACTTATCTTCTTTTTTAAATACTTCAGAAAACCTTCTTCGGATTGATGGAAAACAATTAAACTACCCTACTGAGTCTTATGTTTTTGGTAGCGCGATGCAGTCTTTGTCTAGAAAATTATCATTGATTGGCACAGGGAAACAGGAAGAAGTAATATTAGATCCACAACTAGGAAAGCTAACACCTACACCAGAGCAACAATTGGATAGGGGGGATTTAATTCAAGGAACTATGTCTACCTTGGATAATGTAATGAAACAAGCTGTTGAGGGTAACGATCAGATTTGTAATAATCTAGGGGATAAATTACGGAAAGTAGGAAATTGGACAGAAGGGAATTACAGTGCTGGAAGTTCTGGAAGATTAATTATTTTGCATGAAAATGATTCTAGTAGAGGTATTTCCATAGCTCCAGGAAAATTAGAGCTTAGAATGGTTACTAAGTTAGAGTCTTTATGCGGACAAACTATTCCTGCTCCTGCAAAAACAGAATTTAGTGATCAAGAACTCTCTAATTTTAGAGGCAAGACAGCAGAACTTTTAATTTCAATGAACGGATTTGCCAGGACTTTGCGGTTGTCAGGAAACACAGACCCTAAGTTTGAAGAATTCTTTAGGTATAAGATCAGAGATTTGATGAACAAGAACATTGAGATGAGCCGTGCTGCTTTCTCTTGGCTGTTAGAAAAACGAACAGGTGCAGTTGATTTAGATGACCAACATTTAATTGAGTTGTTAGAGGATAACCTTGTAGAGTTAGGTACTCCAGAGGGCCTTAAAAATATATTTACAAACTTAAATGCATTAGGGGCTAACATCAGAAGTCAAATTACTGAGGCAGCAGGTAGAGAAGCCGATGCTATTGTTCCTGTTGGTGGGGTTACTGGCTGGGGTTATAAAGCCGACACAGCTATCTGTTTTAATGATATTGAATCAGCTAACGCTGTAGCAGAAAGGTACGGAACTTCACCAGTAGAAACCACTTGGGGTCAATTAATGAGCCAAAGTGATGACCCAGAGTTAACGCAAATGTACATGGAAATGCAAGGAATGGGACCAGATGATCCCGTATATTATGTGGGTGATAGCTTAAAAGCATACCTGTCTTATACGGCATCTAAGCTTGGGGACTTAGAAGGGTTTCATTCTGTTTCCGATATGTTACATGGTAACTGGGGTGGTAGAGGAAAAATTGAACATTTGGATAAGGTTAAAGCAGAATTGGGAATGACCGACGCTCAACAAAAAGCGGCTGCTAGATGGTGGGATAATGGGCCAGGGAAAGCTTCTAAAACTATAGACAAAGCGTTTTCAGATAGTGAATACTTTTCTGATGGTAAGTTTAGAAAAGCAAACCCTACCGAAGCTGCTAAAATGATGCGTGAGTTGTTTGCTAAACAGCCTGGAATGGATTTTGACGCTATAGCAGACTCTGAAGTTGAAAAGATCTTAACTACTGGACCTAGAGACAATAGAAAACTGGTAGATTTACAGGATGATGTTGTTCGTGAGCGGGTAAAAGAACAACTACAAAGACTTGCAGTTACTACTAAGGTAAATGCAGACCTTAAAAAAGGTGTGAAGCCAGCTAAACACGCGATGGCTTTTATGGTATGGACTTCTGCTGGTTCTTACTATGATGATGCTTATGATATTCGTGACCTAAAAAGAATGGAAGCATATACTTTTGGTCAAAACGACCCCATTCGAGATCTAGGGCTAAGTTTAATGGGAAAAAATAATAACTATGAGATAGAAGGTGAAGGTTACACTACTAGGTTTAGACACAAAAAATCTGGTGGCGCATTGGCTATCAATAGAGGAGGAAAAGGGGCTACTCGTAGTGATGGTACTTATGTAAGAACAACAAGGCAATCCTTCTTTTTAACTGCTGATCTAGCAAAACATTATGGCACTGCTTTTGAGATGGCTCTTGATACTGCTTCAACATTATTAACATACATTGCAGGACAACAGAAGCTGCTAGAACAATTAGCTAAAGAGTATTCTAATTAAAGAACCAATAGTGTTCTAAGTTTAGCAGATCATCCAAAAGATACATACAATACTTTTCTTTTTCTTCATTTGTAAAGTCTATATGTTGTATGTAATCAGGGAATGTGCCCTTTCTAGCTATAGCTAATGCTTTTTGTCTATCCTGTTGGTAAATTATCAATGGAAGTTTATCACAACTTTGTGAATCTTTTTCACATTGGTTTATGAATTCCCAGAGATCCGAGCTATAATTATATAAACTATATAAGTTTTCTTTATTGTATCCTTTTTTACATTCTATACAGAATTTAAACTCTTTAGGTGTTATTAGATCTCCAAATATTTTTAGATGTTCTGGGAGTTTATGTGTGGATGCAAAAGCACCTGACCCTGGCGACCGACTGAATTCATCTGTGCTAAAGTTTTCATTCAATAACTTAGCTATTTTCCTTTCAAAAGTGTTGCCCTTTGTTCTACTATTTATGCGTGACCGCTTTGGTTTGCGTAGCTTATTTAAATCATAATTATCGTTCATAACAATTCCAACCAGCCTATAATAGTCCGATGGAAGATATCAAACTTGATGTTAACTCATGGAAATTTAAAACCATTGAAAGGAATAGAGGTCGTATGAAACTACAAATTAAACTAAACAAAGAACAGGCAGAAGCCTTTAAGAATTTTTCCGAAACCCTCAAGCCACAGGACGCTAACGACGAAGAGTGGCTTCAGATGATCTTCTTTACTGGGTGTGAAGAAGTTAATCGTCGTGTCTATGAAATGGCACAAAATTATGCAGAAGAGAAAGCATCCGAATTGGAAGCTTCTGGCTTGACCATTATCGAAGGGGAGGAAGGTATGAGTGTTGAGTCTATCGACATTCCAGAGCCCCCCAGCAAGACTGATAAGAAAACAGATGAAGAAAATTAAATACGCCCTCGCTCCCTTAAAAGGGGGCGTAAGGCTCGTATACCTTAAGAAGGAAAATGATCTTAATAAGATCTTAAAGTCTCAGAAAAAGACTAAGCAAACCATTAACATCCTTTTTGTTTCGCCTTGGGATGATTGGTGTGATGACCTTCTTAATAAAGTAGAGACAAACAAACTGGACTCAGAGGCAAGAGAAGTCCTGTATGTAGTTAACAGTTACTACATGCCACATTCTTTTGTTATTTTTAACAGCCTTAAGCTTCCTCACTTGGTTCGCTTAGAGCGTGATAAAATGCACTCTGAGGATTACCTACCTTTGATCTATCAGTTCTTTGGTTTAGAGTGATCCTGGTGTTGGTGGATGATTGTTTCCATGTAGTCTTCAATCTTTGCTTTATACTTCTTATTTTTGGTGTAAATAAGTTTTAGATTGTTTACTATTATTGTTGTAAAATAATTGAATGCTGACCCTTGATTCTTTTTAAACTTCTTTAAAGTTTTTAAGATAAGTAAAAAGCATTCTTGTTTTGCATCGTCAGCGTCCACATTAAAGTTGAATGATCCTATTATATTCGTAATAAGTATATCAAACATAGCCATAAGTTCTTCTTCGTATTTTTTTGGATCCTTGAGGTATAATGATATTAGCTCCTCGAATCTCTTATTGTCGATGTAGTGTCCTTTTGGCATAATTTATAATAGTCCAATGAATGATCTAGATAATCTGTACGCTGGTCATAAACTCAAATGTGACAACAGTTTGTGTGATGGGTGTACAATATTACAAAAATCTAAGCCCGTACACGCTGCTGTAGATTACGATACCCTTAAGAAGTCTGATGTGTTGATTCTATCAGATTCTTATAAGCACAGGTTCGGTAAGGTATTCCCTTTCGCTACGATGGAGAGGGAGTTGATTGAGGAATGTTTTCCTTATGATTGCGTGGTGTCTACCTCTATCAAATGCCCCAGCGTTAAAGAGGCAGACATGACTCCAGACAATATGAAGATCTGTAGGCAGCACCTCGACCTCACGGTAGAAGCGGTAAAGCCTAAGCTAATCTTTACTTGTGGCAACCTTGCTATGAAGATGCTCATTAAGAAGAGTGGCATCACAGACAAGAGGGGGAAGTCCTTTGAGTATACTACTGAGTCTGGTCATACCGCAACAGTAGTGCCTCTATTCCACCCATACGCAGTAATTAAAGAGCCTCGTCACAGGTATCTTTTTGAGACTGATATTCGTAATGCGTATGAAAAGTATGTTCTAAACAAAACATACGAGAGTGGTTTTGCCTACAAAGTCTTGATGAGCATTGATGATGTTGAGATGTTAGCTGATGAGTTAAAAGATTCAGACGAAACCTTAGCAGTAGATATTGAAACTACGGGCCTTAATTTTATAGAAGATAGTGTTATGACCATAGCCCTATCCTCTAGAGATGATACTTGGGTTCTTCCCTTGGATCACAAAGACAGCCCCTTTAGGAAAGGAAAGCCACACTACGCTGCTGCTTGGTCTTTGCTTCGTAGAATATTAGAGAACCCTCGCAACAAGAAGGTATTTCATAATGCCAAGTTCGATCTTAAATTTCTAATTAACCATGGTATTTACACCAAGAATGTTTGGGATACTAAGATCATGCACCATCTGGTAGATGAGAATGTCCCTAAAGGCTTGATGGATCTAGTTAAGCTTTATTTCCCTTCCGAGCTTGAAAGTCTCTAGCCATTTCCTCTAAAGCCTCGATCCTCTTTACATTTTCCTGCATAACCTTATCCTGCTCATCATCCCGTGCATCAATATCTGCTTGGGAAACAGTATTATGAATGGAGCCAAACTTTTTAAACCAAGTCCGACCTTTCTTACTGAAGAGGGGGAGGAATACAAAGAGGATTAAATACCAGTAACCTAATGTTTTAATTAGACCACCTGTTTCGTGTAGTGTGGAGGCTGTAGTTCCTTGTACTGGTCCTGCACCTGCAACCTGAGCTACCATCGCTGCGGGGCTTTGGGAAGGGAAGATCATTTCTGTGACCATCACTCCCCCTGCGGCTCCTGCTGCAACCGCTGCTGGCTCAGGGACAAAAGCTGCAACCGCACCTGCTCCAGCAGCACCCCCAATAGCGTGTTTAATTGTACCGCATCCCGTTAAAAAAGATAACATTAATATGAGTATAAAAGTTCGCATGATAACCCCTATCATATATAGCTATGCTTACTATATCTAACCCCAAAAACTTCGACTGGGCAAGTATGTCCTTAGATGATTGCTGTGAGGGCAACGCAAAGGACACCTACTTCACTCTTAAACTATTTGATCTAATCTACGAGAAGCTTGAGAGCCTGAATGCCATTGAAGTATTGGATAAGGTATTGATGCCAGCACTTCCCGTATTTGCTGAGATGGAATACAATGGGTTGGATGTAGATCCTAGCCAGTTATCTGTTGTAGGAAAGACCTTACTAGATAAGAATGTTGACAGTGAGGATTCTCTTTACGCTAGTGATGGGGTGAAGAAGACCGACAACCTCGCCTCAGCAAATGATTTGATCGAGATCCTATACACAAGAGAGGAAGGCTTTTGCTTATACCCTCCTGACAAGACACCGAAAGGAAAGCCTTCGGTATCAGCACCAACACTTAAGATTTTATTGGCACAGATAGACGAGGAGTTATTGAAGCGTGGGTAAGTGGAACTACAGGGATGAGAGTAAGAAGATCAGTAAATCAGTACTTCGGGAAAAGAGTACAGAGGATCTGCACAAGGCTAAGGACTTTATCAATGGCTTGCTCTCTCTTAAGAAAGCAGAGAAGCTGCACAAAACTTATATTAACGGAACGAAGAATGCCATTGAGTACAATGGTAGAAATAAAGTCTATGTGGATTATAGGTTTGATGGGACTGCAACTGGTCGCTTATCCTGTGCTGCCTATAACGCCCAGAAGGCTATGGGAGTCTCCTTCCACACCCTTCCAAGAGACACACAGGATAACATTAGAAGCCTTTTTACAGCCCCAGAAGGATACAAGTTTATAGCCGCAGACTACGGGGCTATGGAGCTTAGAGTTCTCGCTCATGTTGCTAGAGAAGGTAACATGCAGTACGCTTTTCAGTCTGGACAAGACCTACACACCTATACCGCAAGGCTCCTGTTTAACAAGGAGGATATCACAAAAGAGGAACGACAGATCGCTAAGACTGTTTCCTTCCTGATTGTGTATGGTGGAGGAGCCTTTAACCTTGCTGAAACTATGGGTATTCCTATGCCTAGAGCAGAGAAGATCATTGATAACTACAAGAAGGTGTACCCTGGAATCTTTGAGTACATGGATCATGTAAATCATTACATTAAGCAGAATAAACACGCATATACTATATTTGGTAGGAGGAGAAACCTACCTGATGTAACTTCTAGTGATAGGACTGTAATAAATAGGGCTCTTAGGCAGGGGCTAAACTTTACAATCCAAAGCACCGCATCGGACATTCTACTTTGCGGCTTGCTGGGCATTGAACAAAGTTTTAAACAGAACTCTATGAACTCTCGCATTGTAGCTACTGTCCACGATAGCATTGAGATTATTTCACCTGACGATGAGGTTGAGAAAACACTAGAGATCGTCTATAATGAATTAGTGAACTACCCGTTTATGCGGGATAAGTTTGGCATTGAGTTCTCTGTCCCGTTTAAAATTGACGCTGAGGTAGGAAAGTCCTTTGGTGATGGGGTAGAGGTTGAATTCGAAAATGGAAAACCCGTATGCGTACCCTCCTCCTGACCGACCTACATTTTAACGACAAGCCGAGGGGTCTGCTGGAGGCCCAAAAGAACTTTGTAACTAAAGTTTTTGATGAACATGATCCTGATGATGTTATCATTATGGGTGATTTAATGATGCATAGGAAACCTACCCCTAGCGTTCTCCTTGCATTAAATGATGTAATTAAGCATATAACAAAAAAAGCCCCGCTATATATTTTGCGGGGAAATCACGATAGTGAGAATAAGTCTGACGATGGTGTTACTGCGCTAAGTTTATTAGAAAAAAGTGCATTCCCCAGCGATAAAATTAATCG